GGCGTATTCGAGATGAATAAATACTACCCTCAACATCAAATTACATGGGGTTTACCTAAAGTTTTTGAAGATGGAACAGTAGAAATTTATTGTAAAGTTACTATTGATAATCTTCATAAAGATATGTGGTATCCAGTTACCAATTATGCTAACAAGCCAATACCAAACCCTAATTCTTTTGATATGAATAGTGCAAAAATGAGAGCCTTAATGAAAACTTACGCCATGTTTGGTCTAGGTATTCAGCTTTTTATAAATGGAGAAGCTAAACCACAAGAAGTAGAAAAACCTGATCCTGAAGTTGAAAAGATAGCCAAAGCTAAAGATAAGAAAAAAGCAGTAGAGTTGGCACTTAAAAATGGAGGTATCAATGAAAAAACAAACGAAATTAAACTCGGAGAAGCACTTGAAAAGATACAATCTTAGAAGTTCTAATGCCCTAAATATATGTTTTGGTACTTATGTTTCAAGGCAAAAGACTTTAGATAATCTTTTAAATGATGTCGTTGAGCCTATCAATGAATATGCACAAAAGTACATAGATCATGGAAATTTACATGAAAAATCTGGGATAGCTAAATGGATATTGATTAACAAGAAAATGCCTACAGAGATACTAGAAGATCAGCATAACTATGTTCTGCAAAATGCTTTTAATCTCAAAGGAGATACTGTTGTCGATCTATCTTGTACCCCTGATGGCAGATTTGAAGATTGTTTATTGGAAATTAAGGCAGGGGCTATGGGAGAGAAACCTCATACTTTAGAGAAAATGAGGATATATTTAGCCCAAGTTTGTATCCAACAGTATGTCTTAAACTCATTAGGCATTGAGATAAACAAAACCCATTTAGTTTCATGGTCTTTTAATGGCACTAGAATATGGGAAGTTCAGCGTAATATAGAATTTGAACATTATTTAATGTCGATTCTTGAAGAATTTTCTATAGCTTTAATAGGCTCTGGAGATATTGAGAAGAAACCTAAGAAGTTCGAGGGAGAACACAAAATTAAACTTATCTATGGAGAAGAATAATGGATAAAATGCTAGAAATACTAGAGGGAATCAAGAAAATTGATGCGATTCCAGAAGAAAAGAAACTAGATATCATCAGAAAAATAATCATTGATGATCTAGGTAAACAGATTAACAAACTACAGGAGAGAAAATAATGGCAAAACCAATGTATATAAATGTCTTTTTAAATGACAAGTTTTCAGATGTAACTGATGCTATGTATCAAAAAAGAGATCAAATAAGCCAAGAAACAGGTAGGAATTGTCCACCGTATCTTAGTAATAACAAGTTTACACCACAAGAAACCATTACTTTGAGAGCCAATCAACAGTACCAGGTTTCATTTTGGTTTAACGAAAAGGAGGGAAAGAGATCAGCTAGTATCTCAATCAAGGAATCTGAGGGAGATTATCAAGGTGGTGGTGGTTATAGAAAATCATCAGGTAAAGACTATAAAGCCAAGTCTATAGGCGAGGATACATCTGTATTTGGGAAACCACCTAGAGATGATGATGAAATACCATTTTAAAGGAGTAATAAATGACATATAACAAATCATATTATGAAAAAAACAAACAAAAGATAGCTGATTATAACAAAGCAAGGAGAGAAAATAACCCTGAAATCATTTCCAAAGAGAAAGAACGATACAAATTACGAGCTGATGCTTTTAAAATTTCCTCCAAAGTGCAACACCTCAAGGGTAAAATGGCATGGGAAATGCTCTCAAAAGCTAAGAAACAGTTGGTTTTAGCAGAAATATCAGAAAAACTAGGTGTTGATGTAAAATAGTTATTGACAAAGATATATTTTGTTAGTAAATTATTAGACATGGGATAGATAGGTTAGTAGCTAGGTTGAATAAAGCTTGTCTATCCTTAATTAAGCAACAGGAGATACAAATGAAAAATAAAGAATTTATAAATGACGTTTTTGAGATTGCATTTGGCGACCAAGCAAGATGTGTTCCTAAAGAAACAGGCAAACCTAGAGAATTTACCAAAGAAGAAGTATTGGAAAGACTAATGGAGTTTAGCGACAATGCTTTAAAGTGGGAGAATAGAGGAGAAAAGCAAGGAGATTTTAAAGATGAGTAAAGGATCACGCCAAAGACCAATGAATAAGCAAAAGTTCAACTCTAGCTTTGATAAAATATTCAATAAAGCCAAAGATATACCAGAGTTAAATGTAGAATGGCAATGTTATACCAATGCAATCAATAATATTAGGCACTCTTATAATTTAGATTCAAAAGTCTTTACAGAAAATGACCGAGAGAGATTCGCCAAAGCTCACAAAAAAAAGTATAACATTTAATTTTCCTCGTAGATCACATGGAAGTGATCCATTCAATCTCAGTCAGTCAGTCAATTCAATCAAAACTAGCCAATTCAAACTATAACTAGTCAATTCTAGCCAATTTAATTAAATCTTAGCTGTAATTTATAATATTAAGCATATTTTAAGATAAAACAAAAGAATATATTATAAATAAATATTTCTTTACATATTAATTAAAATCATGTTCTAATAAGATAACTAATAAATATAGAGGTTATTATGAATATACAGGAAAAAACACAATCAAATAATTATATAGGAGTGAAAAAATGAGAATAATAATCAAATCAAGATATGAATATATCTCATCACGAAGGAAGAGAAGGGTTGAATTTTATTTACATCTTCAAGATGTTAATCTTTTTCAATGGTGGATTGAGCCTAGATTTCAAGAATGGGCATGAAAAAAACAAAAATATAGGAGTTAAATAGTTATGAATATAGATAATTATTATAAATATGATGAAATAAAAGAACATTTTGATGACTGGTTAGAAGATTATGATTCAGAATGGATAAATGAAAACCTTGATGACTTACATCACTACGCTTTTAATGAAGATTATTACATTATAGGAAGATATGAAGCTAAAGAATGGCTATGTGATGAAGTATTTAATGTAATTAATATTATTAAAGAATATGAAAATATGCATTTTGGCGAGGTTAATACAGATTTTTCAGAGCCAGAAAGAGTTGTTAATATGTACACTTACATTGTAGGTGAATATATTGTAAATGATTATATAAACTCTTTAGAGGAGAAAAAAGCATGTTAGAGCAAGTAATACTATTATATTTTTATCTAGCATTATTTTGTGTTATAGGGTTATTTGCTGGGTTAATTATCTGGCTAATGGCTCTATGGGAATCTGATAGAGAATTTGTTATTACATGGCTATCTGGAATAACCATATCAATAACAATAGCAATTTTAATTTAAAAAATAGGAGTATAAAGCGATGAAAAAACAAGATAAAAAACAAGATAATTTTATTAATAATCAAGGCAAGTTTGACGTGTCAAAATGTATTAATACTAATGCAATAGACAAGTTAAGCAATAAAGACCTTGAAAAAGTATTAAAGATCTTAAGTAAGATTAAATAAATAACCATATATAAACATAAAAAAAAGCCCCTAGAAAATTCTAAGGGCTTTTTATTTTCCCCCTATTTAATTTTGTTTGAATAATAGTCTAGCAAGACCTTATCAGTTTTATAATCATAATCTTCATAAGGTTTTTTAGCACTCTTATTTGACTCATATCTTTTGATATGTGTTTTAAGGTAAGCGATTATCTTGCTAGGTTTCATGTTGCCATAACACGCTTTTTTGAATTTTATGTCGTATGCCATTTTGTTTTCTCCTTTGTTTTGTTTAATTTTGTTATCTTTTTTGATTGGTATAACTCCAATATCTAAAAGATAAGAAATATTTTTGTATAAGTCAAGACATATTACTTGTCTAAGAATAAAATAATACAGAATCGACTCGGCTAAAATACTCTAGAGCCTTTATCTGCTATACATACATAGATAATATATAAGTAATATATAGGCATTATAGTAGTTAGACTTATAAACATGTTATTAGATAAGCGTATTATGGCATTAAGAATGAACTATATACTATTCCCTCCCTCTACCTAAATAAAAAGCTTATAATGAGCCTATAAGAGCCTTGTATTAGCTGTTAACAAGTAGTTAGTAGTAGATAAATATAAATAGTAAATCATTGATTAGAATATTAGAGATAGGCAACCCCCCATAGGCATACACGTATATATATATAGTTCCATTCCTATACTGGAGGGGAATATCAATACTAATAAAATATATCACTACATATTACTACTATCTATAACTAGCCCTATAGGTTATGTAATGTTATGTTATGTATTGTTATGTACTGTAGGGTGTAGTTTCTCAGTAGTTTCTTTAGAGTTACT